GAACGCCACTGAACCGCGCACATTCTTTGGCCAAAACTGGTGAAGATCCTCGACACCCTCACACTCGAGAAGGACATGGCCGAGGGCAACCTCAACGTGTCAGAAACTGACTCTCACGTAGCTTGGATACGACATAATGTAAGGTATGATCCACTCACGGGGTTTTTGCACTGGAAAATACGTGCTAAAGGAAGGATGTTTAATCGGCCCATAGGATGTACGGACACTAAAGGGTATATTAAAGTACAGTTAAATAATGTCGGTAACTACGCTCACCGAGTTGGATGGTTACTACACACCGGAAGCTGGCCAGTAAACGAGATTGACCACATCAATAGGCTCCCTTATGACAATAGCTTTGATAATTTACGAGACGTGACTGTAAGCCAAAATCAGATGAACCGTGGACTCATGGCGACCAACACTACGGGAGTTCAGGGGGCGAGTCTCACCCCCTACGGTAAGTATAAGGTTACTAAGCAGGGCAAGTTCCTAGGGAATTTCGATACTAAAGAGGAGGCTAGAGCAGCTTATGAAAATAATTGATACGCTAAATCTTGAGCATCAAATGTCTAGGGGAGAGCTAAGTGTCTCGGAAATATATTGGTGTTATAATGGACTCGATTGCTGCATCACAAACGAAATCCGCCACAAGTTACGCGAGCAGCTTACCCCTGTAACTCGCGGCACTTACAACCGCGCGCTTGAGATGCAAGGCCCGTTCCTCGAAATGATGTTGCGCGGCGTCCGCTTGAGCGAGTCTCACCGCGCCGAGAAACTAACGGAGATCAAGGAGCAGCTCACACGACTCGAGTACGGCTTCAACCGACTGTGCTCTGAGGGCCTCGGCCTCACCTATGTTCTAAACTGGCGTAGCCCCCTGCAAGTAAAGGCGCTGTTCTATGAGGTACTCGGCTTCAAAGCAATCAAGGCGCGCAATGCTCAAGGCTTCTACGCACCTACCGTGGGACGTGAGGCTCTTGAGACTTTGTCAATCTACTATGTGGCAGAGCCTTTCTGCAACTTCATCCTTGCTATGCGAGACATCGGAAAGCAGATCGGCTTTCTCGAGACCAAACTTGATGCAGATAAGCGACTACGTTGCAACTTCAACATCGCAGGCACAAACACCGGACGACTATCCTCCTCGTTCAGCGACTTTGGCACAGGAACAAACCTTCAGAATGTCGATCGAAACCTCAAATACACCTTCATTCCTGACGACAAAAAAGCCTTCATCAACATCGACCTCGAGCAGGCAGACAGTCGAAACGTCGGTGCCCTTTGCTGGGACCTCTTTGTCGATATGCCGCGCGAGGGTATCACAAGGTTGCTACGCAAGGCAGGACTTGTTGGACCTAATGCTGAGTGGGAAGGGCCGATCGGACCCGAGTTCGCGGGCAGCTACCTTGACGCGTGTGAGTCAGGCGACCTCCACACGACTGTTTGCCGCATGGCTTGGAAAGACCTCGATTGGGGAGACGTACCTGAGAAGTGGCGACCGATAGCTGACGGCAACGCGTACCGCACTTACTCTTACCGCGACATGGCAAAGAAGCTGGGGCACGGCACTAACTATGTGGGCCAGCCTGCTACGATGGCAAAGCACACCAAAGTTCCTGCCGATCAGATCACTCTGTTCCAGCGAAACTACTTCGCAGCTTTCCCTTGCATCGCCGCGTGGCAGCAGGCAACCATCGAGCAACTCCAATCAACTGGCCAGCTAACCCACCTATTCGGACGCCAGCGCTGCTTCTTCGGTCGCCACGCTGACCAGCCCGTAATCAACGCCGCAATCGCCTACTGCCCGCAAGGCATGACGGGCGACCAGATCAACGAGGGCATTCTCGCCGTGTGGCACAACCCTGCTTTCGAGCTGCTAATCCAGGTGCATGACTCAATCCTCATGCAGGTATATAGCTGCGACATCAACGAGCTAACCCCACTCGCAGTGGCCTTAATGAAAGCTGAGCGCACACTCAAGCAAGGGCGCAAGTTTCACGTGCCGCTCGAGGCCAAGGTCGGCTGGAACTGGGGAGACTTCGACAAGCGCAACCCTAACAAAAACCCCAGCGGCCTAATGGACTTCAAAGGAAAAGAGTCTCGCATCCCCCCAAGATTTATTCAGCGTAAGCGGCTGGGCCTTGGAGCGTTGAAGTGAGAGCACTACCTAATTGGATCGACGCGTTCTTCGACTTCACCTCCTTCCTTCCATCGCCCGAGCTATTCCGCAAGTGGTCCGCCATTTCTGCAGTAGCCGGTGCGTTGGAGCGCAAGGTCTGGGTGCACACGCAGGGCAGCAACCTTTACCCCAACCTCTACACAATCCTAGTCGCGCCTCCGGGAGTTGGCAAGTCCGTCCTCACCTCGCGCGTTGAGGCCCTGTGGCACGGCTTGGACGACCACTACGTTGCGTCCAGTAACATTACTAAAGCGGCGCTGATGGACGAGCTCAACGACGCCAAGCGCACAGTTGTCCGCCCTCGCGAGACCCCGCCCACAGTCACGTTTAACTCTCTCAAGATTTTGTCCAATGAGCTGGGTGTACTCTTGCCTCAGTACGAAAGCGAGTTCATGTCTACCCTAACTGACATATACGATGGCAGCAGATACTCGGAGCGTCGCCGTTCAATCAAAGATAAGATGGACATTGAGCGGCCACAGTTTAATCTACTCGCGGCCACCACACCGAGCCACCTCAAGGACTTCTTACCCGTAGGCGCGTTTGATCAGGGCTTCTTATCCCGCAGCCTCCTGATCTATTCAGGCGACATGCAAATCCGCCCGCTGTTCAACACCGTGCAGGGCAACCGTGAGGCCATGCGCCTTATCAAGCAGGACATGACACGCATTGGAAAATTATACGGGGAGATAAAGTTTGATGAAGACGCAGCTGACGCCATTACAAAGTGGCACATGGGAGGGCAACAGCCTCGGCCAGAGCATCCTAAGCTGCACAACTATTGCACTCGTCGCACGCTACACTTGTTAAAGCTGTGCATGGTATCCTCTGCCAGTGAGGGCGACACCTTGACTATAACCCTCGACCAGTATCGCACCGCTTTGTCGTGGCTAGTCGAAGCCGAGTCATTCATGCCGGACATTTTCAAGTCAATGAACTCGGGCGGAGACAGCAAAGTAATCGAGGAGTGCTGGTACTTTTGCTATCAGTTATTTTCCAAGTCAAAGACGCCCGTGCCCGAGTCAAAGGTGTTCAACTTCCTACAACAGAGAATACCCGCCCACAGTGTCGAGCGCGTTGCTGACATCATGGTGCGGGCAGGTCTTCTCAGTAAAGTAGACGTGAACAAGATCGGCGTTTGCTACAAGCCGCTAGAGAAACATACGCATGACTAAGCGGGAGTGGCCTCGTCAACGCACTCCCGCTCCCAAGTCTCGTTAGTCTTAAAATCGCGGCGCAAATTCCACGCGGCGTTGTCACTGCGCCAGTCCAGCTCTTCTTGGCTAAACCTTCGCGGCTCCTCCACGTCGCAGAACGCCGCCTCAGTTGGCGGCAGAATTTCAATCTGCGGTTCCGCCGCGCAGCCAGCGGTTAGGAACAACACGCAACTCATTATCAGTAAGATTGTCAACCGCATTATCACTCTCCTTGTCTTCGGTTAAGTTAATTGCTCGGGCACGACAGCCCTTGAGCAGCAGCGTGAGCGAGGTGTTGCGAATCTCAGCCGCTACTCGCAGGTTCTTTTCCTGCGCCAGCGATAGGGTCTGCACTACGCCAAACAGCAGGGTTGCGAGTAGCGCAGCCATTAAAGCCTTCAAAATCATATCTCCACATCAACCTGCGTCAGCCCCATCGCGGCGAGCGTTGCCAGCGCGTCGTCACCCACACAGGCCGTCAACTTGTCGGGCATTGCGGCAACAGGCGTCAGGCTGAACACCAGCGCAGCCTGTGCGCGCCGCGCCGCGTCCATGTCTATGATGTTGTCAACATCCCACGAGGGGTGAACCAGCGTGGATTGGGCTGTTGTGACGAAGGTGTCTGACACTATGAGCGAGGCACAGGCGTAAAGATTGCCCGCAGTGTCCATCCAGTTCAAACTGCCGTATGTTAGGGCCTCGGCAGGGCCAGACCCAAGCGCCATTGCAAAGTGATTTGCGTCAGGTCGCCAAGCGGCGGGGCAGGGGATTGTGATGCGCATATCAGTAACCCCCCGTCACTGTGACGGTCCAGCCGCGAGAGCGCAGTGTGTCGATTGCGGCCTCGCCAGTTGACGAAGGGGCAGAGCCGCCCGACTGACTAAATACCCGCGTTCCTGCTGCAATACCGGATGCAACAAGCGACACTAGAATGTTATCAATGCTGGTTTGGGTTAGTGCGGTGTTTGTAAATGCGTCGGTAAAGTCCCCGCCTTTTACGCTGTCAAAGATGTTGGCGGGGAAGCTGGTGAGGCTAGAGCATCCATCCCAAGTCTGTCCAAAGTTAGCCCCTGCTGATGTGTCGATGAGTGGGAAGCTGGTAAGTCTAGAGCAGTTCGCCCAAGCCAAACTAAAATTAGTCCCCGATGATGTATTGATCAGGGGGAAGCTGGTGAGGTTGGAGCAGTTCTGCCAAGTCCGGAAGAAATTAGTCCCTGCTGATGTGTCGATCAGAGGAAAACTCGTTAGGCTAGAGCAGCGAAACCAAGTCGCAAAGAAATTAGTCCCTGCTGATGTGTCGATAAGGGGGAAGCTGGTAAGACTAGAGCATCCATCCCAAGTCTGTCCAAAGTTAGCCCCTGCTGATGTGTCGATAAGGGGGAAACTGGTAAGGCTTGAGCAGCCGAACCAAGTCTGTCCAAAGTCAGTCCC